TATATGCTTCATGGTTGTGAGTATATTCTCTTCTTACCCAACATTTAAAATGTGGGATATTACTTTGTAAATAGGGCATAAGTTAGGCTCTACCGCCTCTTTTCATTTTCTTAACCGCACCGCCTTTGGCATAACCTTTTTTCTTCATGCCAGCTGCGCCGCCTTTAGCAAAACCCTTCTTTTTCATACCAGCAGCACCGCCGCCCATCATTTTTCTGACAGCCCCGCCTTTTTTCATTTTAGTGGCGTTTCTTACAACTGAACCACCTTTATTCATTTTTTTTGCAAAACCTTTTTTCTTCATAGCCATTTTATTTCTCCTTTTTAAGTGCTAACAGATCCTTTAGTTTTTTTTCTTCTATTTGCCATGACAACGCCACAACCTCTTGCTACAACCGTCCCCGGACTTGTTTTGCCGTTATATGGACGTTTTGCTTTTGTTCTTGTTACTGCACCACCGTTTTCCATTTTTCTAACCTTTGCCGCCGGTGTGTTACTTACGACTGTTTTACCTTTTGAACCCGCCTTTTTCTTTTTTCTTGCGGTAGACGCTCTTTGAGCCTGCGTTAAACTGTTAGCTTTTGATCTTGGTAAACAACGGTCTGGGTTCTTCTTATCTTTTGATGTCCCACATTTTCCCTTGATTTTCCCATCAGTTCCTATGCGAACCCAGTCTTGTTTAACCCAATCTTTAAGTGCGCCCATTATTTTTTACCTTTTGCCCCTTTAGCATAATTAGGGTCCTTACAATATTTTGAAGCCGCCATATTTGCATAAGCACTTGGATATGTATCAAAAGTTCTTTTAGCCCAAGCTTTGCCTGCTGGGCAAATCTTACTACCTTTGCTTTTAGCCGCCCCACCTTTTTTAAAGTATGTGACTTTAGGCTTAGATGGTTTGGGTCCAGTTCTAACTGCTGATCTCATGCTTGCCTCGCTTTCCTAATTTGTTCTTTGCCTTTTTTGAATATGCTTGCTACCTCTGTTTTACCCATAACTTTCGCCCTTTGTTCCCCAACTGTCAAGATTTGTATTTTTCTTGCAAAAGGTTTTTTAATTTTTTTAACTTTAGCGACTGTCGCTCTAGCATCTGCTGGAGTAGCGAATTTAATTCTAACTGTATCTTTAGGGTTCTCGTCAGTGTACAAACGTCTATCAGAACCTTTTGGTTTTTTTCCTGTTCCAACTTTAGGATCTTTTTTTCTTTTTACCATTTTTATATCTTTTGCTTTGATCTTTTTTAATTTTTGTCAAAACTTTTGCCTGTTTTGCATGTAACTTAGACGCTTTTTTCAAACCGCCTATGACTTTTTTTAATGGTTTTGTATAATGAGGCACTACTTTACTCCTATGAAAATAAACACTATTGAAATAAGTTGAAGGACAACGCCTGCTATCAAAGCCCAAACCCTTCTATCTATTTTATCTACTTGAGCTTGTAAATGTGATATGTGATTGCTCTCAAGTCTTTGAATAATTTCTTCAAGAACAGCCATTCTTTTATCTAAGTTATGCAGTATGTCTTTTTCTCTTTTAGTAGCCATCAACACTTCCACCTTCTTCTCGCTTGTCTTAATCTACTATTTGGATTAGCGGCCGCCTTTGGAAACTTTTTCATCTGTCCCGCGCTTCTAGCACAATATGACTTTCTTCTTTTTGCAGCAGCTGATCCTTTTTTTACTTTGCCAGTAACAGCGGTTTTAAGCTTGCTGCCGGGATTAGCACGACGATATGCTTTCACCCCAGCTTCGGTCATCCCCGCCCCAGACTTTGTGGGGCGGAAGTTTTTTTTGTTGCGCGGCGGCATTTTTGATTTACGCCTAGACACAGATCACCTAGTTAAAGAAAAAAGTTACTGCTGTGATATTTGTTAATGTACCAACAAATATATCGCTAACTCTTATACCCTCAGCAGGGATGTTAACAGAGTGTGTGTCAGAAGCGTTAAAATCTAAATCTAAGACCGTAGCACCTCCACTTCCATCTGTAACGGTAAGTCGTGGAGTGCCCGATGCCGTTTTAAGCTGTATCTGTCTAATACGAGCTGGACCAACAGCGAGAGAACCCGTGCCAGTAATCCGTTTCGTCCTTACGTCAGAACCTGCCATTAAAGCCTCCTATTATTGGTCAGCAAAAGCTGGAGCGTCTTCAGAGACTACGTTACCCCAAATGTAGTAGTTTGTGCTGTCTTTACCTACTATATTTATTTCCATGCTACCAAAATCAGTTAATGTTAACTTGGAATTACTACTTCCGTTTGCATAAACACTTACATTGTCAGCGTTTGTATCTAAATGCTGTACATTACCTAAGAAAAAATTAGAGTTACCCGGAGTAACAATAATTAAATTTTCTGCTTCCTCTGCGGCTCCTGCATATATAAATTTAAAAGTAGCCCCTGCGACTGGTGCTGGTAGCGTTATTGTTCTATTAGACGCAAGTGCTGGAACTGCAAGAACTCTTCCACTATGTGTTGCATTATCAAGAGTTTTGTCTTCGTCCCCTAACGCAACCGGTGCATCACCCATAGTAATAACTTCTGTAATTGTTCCAGTGGATGCGTTTTTACTTATAGTTTTAATTGTGCTCTCAGACCTGATTGGACCTGAAAAGGTTGTATTGGCCATGTCAATCTCCTTGTCTTGGCAAATGTCGAAGTTAATTCTTCGTCAAGGTAATTCTATTATACATAAAAAAAAGGGGCTGAAAAGCCCCTTTAATTATATGTGGTTGTTTTTATGCACCCGGAGTTGCAAATACACATCTCCAGTCAGATACACCAAAACTATAACGCTCTCTAGCTTTGAACCTCATGTTACCTGTGTCAAAGTCGCCTTCCATAGCAGTCTTGATAGGTGAACGGTTGAAGTATTTAAAACCATTAGGAGCATCTGTCTTAATGAAGAACGCATCTGTATCTGTTAAGAAATGGTTTACAACGGCACCTTCCGGTAACATTCCCATGTTCTTAATAGCGTTTGCGTCGTTATCTGAAGTTCCTACCCTTAAATTACTGTTGAGAACTCTTTCTGCAATAAACTGTAACTCTTTTGGAATTATTAGTTTCATGCCTCTCACAGCAATCTTTAAGCCCCTCTCATCCTTAAAACCTGCAATGTCAATCAACATCTGCTCTAATGATGTCTCATTTAAGTCAGAAGCCACTGATAATATGTTGCTCTGGTTGCCGTTGATGGTTGGGTGGGATGCAGACGCTAACGCAGCTCCGTCACCGATAGCACTAGATGTACTAAAAGCATTGTTCAAAATGGCAGCAGCTTTGATCTGCTTAGTTTGTGCCATAGATCTAGCTAATGCTTTTGTGTATCTACTTGCAAGTCTGTCATAAAGATTATCTTCAATAGCTTCTTCTGTTATTGAGAAAGCTAATGCAATAGTCTCATGTGTGTACCTTGCAGTAAATGTCTCTTGTGCATCGTCAAAACTAACAGCTCCACCTTCTGATTTAGTCGGTGCAGTTGAGAAGCCTGCTAACATCACTTCTTCTTCAAACGCTCTATCTGATGATTCTTCTTCGAAGAACTCAGCATGCTCGTTTTCATACCTGTCGTATTCAAGCCCAAATAAGGCGTTTAGACCGGGCTCTAGCTCTTTCGCTAGTTGTGCTCTTGATATAGCCATACTCTACTCTCCTTATATACCAGCATTGTCTGCTGTATTAACAGCAGCTGCAAAGCCTGAGTTAAAGTGTCCTAGAAGACGCACAATATACTGATGACCCACTGCTGAGTAATCTGTGTTTCCTTCGTCTTCATACAACCCTACGATTCTGACATCCAAAGTACCTGTTGTTGCAGCTGTTGAAATGTCAAGCATATCAGTGGATTGACCTGTGTTGGTGCTACCATTGTTTACGCTTGCCATCGTAGCGTTTGCAAAAACGTCTGCTAAGGCTGTCGCTCTATTTGTGTTCGTTCCATCTGCAACCACAGTAAATAATTGCATTGGATTGTCATATACAAACGCCTTAATAGGGAAGTTTGTATCAACACTGACATTGTTTGATCCCGGCCAAAAGTTTTTAAATGTTGTCTTTTTTGTGCCTGAGTCGACATATTCAACACCATAAAAAACCCCTAACGGGCTGACCGCTTGGTCGGTTATGTCTATGACACCCGCCGCAGTAGGAATAACAATACCACCTTGGAAAATAGCATTTGTGTTGTTTGACGCAATTTCGTACTGTGTTGTACCAGTAGTGTTAGCGGCAGAACCTGTTAAACCTATTGGACGTAAACCATAGCCACCTGATAAATTATTAGCCATTTAAGTCTCCGTTTAAGATTAAAATTAAGATTTTTTCCCTCCAAAAGTTACGCGAGACTGACGATCTGGTCTACTGATTGTCATAGTAGAGTGTGCATTTTCCCTCATCATATCCTGATCCACCGCTTCCATTTGATCCCGGCTTCTATCACTAAAGTATGCCGTTCTCTCTGCGACTGTCTCAAGAGGTATGCGAGCTAAAACTAATCCACCGACTCCAAAAACTCCTTCATATTTACCTGAGTCCACTACGGGTGCTTCAAAATCTGGAAATTCATCTTTTCTTACGAGTTCCCAACCTTCTCGTAATTTAGCTGAAATATTCTTAGTATCGTCAAAGCCTCTTGTCTCAGCTCTGATCCAACGATGTTTAAAGCCATCAGGTGCAGGGGGAGCGTCTAACATAGACGGCGGAGCCCACGGTTTCCTTGCAGCTGTCTTTTCTCTTGTCTTTGATGTGCGTGAAGCTCTTTCAATAGATCCCTCAAACATTTCGTTTTGCTTTTCCATTTAATTACTCCTTCACATATTTAGCGTATTCTTCTAAAGGAACGCCAAGTTTTTTTGCCAGTGCGACTTGCCTGTTGGTAAGCCTCACCTGTCTCTTCCCACTACTGCGCCCAGTTGTTCTTGACGCTGAAGCAACATTCTGGACGACTTTTTTGCTTTGTGCGCCGTTAGCAAACTTATGAGGAAACTCTTCCCCCATACGCTTGTCTAATTCAGTATAGTAGTCATCACTCTTGGGGTCAATACCTTCTTGTTCTACCAAGTCCTTATGTATCCCAAAAGCTGCATAGGTCATGGCACTATCGTTGCCAAACCACTCATTCTTCTGTGCCCATGCCTGTGCCTTCGCATCAGGCTCTGGTGGCGGCGGTGCCGGCTGACGGGCAGGTTGTGGTGCCGGAGCAGCTGTTTGCGCCTCAGCGGCTTTATTTCGCTGTTCATTGGCCGCTTTTGCCTGTGCAGCTCTGTCAGCTTCTACCGCAAGCCTTGTCATTTCTTTTTGTGCAGCTACTGCGGCCTCTGTATCGCCTACTTCCATAGCAGCTCTAAGGTTTTGCTCTGTCTGCGCCAACTGTGACTCTACGCGACCTGAATACTGGTCAACGTAGTTTGTGTCCATTTGATTAAGTTTTTGAGCTAACTCTTGGTTTTCTTGCTCTTTTTGTTTCGCGAAACGGAGCGCTTCTTCTGCGTTTTTTTCGGCTTCACGCATTTTTTTGGTAAGACGGTTGATTCTTTTTGTGGTTTGGTTTTCGGCTTTTTTAAACTCGTCTTCAGTTTGCTGATCTTCTGCAACAGGCTCAACTTGAACATCTTCAGTTTCAGCTTTATCTTCGACAGTAACTTCAACATCTTGTCCCTCGTCTTCTATTTGTAAATCTAGTTCTTCTTGTTTTTCTTTAGTGTTTGCCATTTTTATCCTCTAGTAGTGTAAAACGTCTTCCGGGTCCAATATCTTGGCTAAAATCTCATCATCGTTCAAAATTCTTACTTCTCCGCCATCTATTTTAAATCGTGATCCGGAATATCTTGCAAACATAACCCAGTCTTTTTCTGCGCACCACGGTCCTGACGGAAACTTTGTTTCATCTTTGTAAGCCAAAGGCCCAGCTTTCAGCACATAACCAACTTGTGTAGACACCTGACCTTCTTCTATTAGCTTATCCGGCAATAAAATACCGCCCTCTGTTTTACCTTTTCCCCTGTATGGCAGTATAAGAAGCCTCCAGCCTGTTGGAGAAGGCATACGGTCTAATAGTGTACTGCTGATTAAAGAGGGGTCTAGGACGCGATCTTTCGGATCTACATAGGTTTCTTCCAAACCATTCTCAGTCATCGTCTACCTCTTGTCTGTTTAATAAATCTTTTATTTCGTTCTCAACGTATTCTAATGCTTCCATCTCGCCCATCATCTGTTTGTAATGCTCCATACTCTTAATCGAGTTATGTCTCAAAACATTTTCGACGATGTTTCTTCTTTCATTTATAACGCGAAAAACAGCTTCTGCAAGATAAATCTCACTTTTTGCCATAAAAACCTCATATCTTCTTATTCTGTCTTATATTCTCTCATACTTTCGCACATAGGACAGACATAATCAACAAATTTCATCATACCTCCAAAAGGTATGGGCTCTTCTACCTCTCTTGGTACAAAAGCCATTTTATGTATGTAACAGATTTCATCTTCTTGCGGCATTTTTTATTCCTTCAACATGCTTCCTGTAAAAATAATTACCTATTTTATTAAAAAACTTAAAAAGTTCCAAGTTCACTCTTGTCATACTTTCCTCACAGTTTGCTTTGCTCTTCTAAAGTTTTTCTTCGTAGGGGCTCCTTTTGACCCTGCTTTGCGCATCCTCTCGCCACTACCGGCTGCAATCCTTTTTCTCTTTGCGTGTATGTTTTTATATAAACTCATTTAGTTAGTCCTTTCTGCTTTTCATATGTCCTGAGTCCCCCGATGCCAAGCATGCCGCCGAGAACAGTTAAAAGTGTACCCATATCAAACTCAGGCAGCTCTGGTAATTCTGCACCAGCAAAACTTGCACCGAATATAATTAGATCTTTTACGATAAAGTGATAGGCGAAAGCAATCGCGCAGACCCACCCAACAGCCGGGCGCCAGCCGCCCTTGAATATAGATCCACTAGCCGCCTCTGCTTTGTTAATCTCCAGCTGGGCGAGCAGAGCCTCCTGCGCATGTTTTTCAGACATGGTGGCTATCTCGTGTGCGAGCTTCGCTTTCTGATCTGCATCAGGTATAAATTTATCTAGCAGTCCTGTCACTGGACCTATCAGTGCTTGTAACATTGTTATCTCCTTTATGTTCGTGACCCATCCAAATACCAAACACGCCAGTCATTACACCCATAACTACCGATACGAAGGCTGATTGCGATGCTGTTGGTTCATCCAAAGCCATAAACCATTCGGCACATCTCCACGACATAATCGTACTCACAAGCATCATCAGCCTTGGTAGGATCTTCCATTTCAAAAACGTCTCTACGTTCATTTCATTAACAACTCATTCAAACCAAAACCCTCTAACAAAATTAGAGTAAAGAATAATAACAAAATCCCACCTGCTATTAGTTTACCAGAGAAATTTGTAGAACCTATTTTTATAGCAACAAATTCATTGCTTAGTATTCTTAAAGATAACTCAAAGCTGTTTTCGTCGATTGTTACCTTCACTGGTTTTTTCTTATCTTCTATCATCAGTATACCCTCACCTTATCAGGGTTGATTTGTGGGACCAGTTTACATATACACTTATAGACCTGTTTCTGTCCTGTCTCTGTGTTGTATTCCTGTTCACTCAAAAACTTGGTATAGTAAGTGCAGTCGTTGACAGATTGAAAGTATATCGCGCCCTGCGCTACTCCATTCATGTAACAAGCAAGCATAAAGGCTGTCACTACACCAAATCTTTGTAGTAGTTAGGGTCGCCGCTAACGAGCTCTACCGCGCCGCCATCAGCCATCTTGATAGGTTTAACTAAATCACCCCTACCCTGTTGTAAAAGGAACTGCTCAAAACTCATGGTATCAGAAGCCGGACCGTCAAAAAACTCTTCTCTTAGCTCCTTCTCTGTTCTTGTATCACCTTTTTTAGCCATCACTGACCTCCTTTTTGTTGTTTCATTACCTCACGCCTTTCAGCTGCGTTGATCCTTGCAGCAGTCTGCTTCTCCTGACTTGCAAGTCTCTTATCAAACTGTGCGTCTCTTTGTTGTACTTTCTGTTGCTCCAGACCCAGTTTAGCCCTGTCAATCTGCGCGTCGTTCTGTTCACCCTGTGCTCTGACCTGTAGCTCCTTCTCCTTGAGCTGTACCAACGGATCTGGTCCGGGAGCCGTGAGCTGTCCGCTTAGTTGCTTGAGCTGGGTCATACCCTCAGCTACCAACTGAGCAATCCTAGCCTCTAACTCTAAACTCTGCATTTCCTGCATAGGCTGACCACCCGTAGCTGCCATCATCTCCTGCATAGCACGCTCCTTGGCACCAATCCTTACATGCTCCATAATATGCTTCTGTAAAGCCACCGCTATCTGCGGTGTACCCGCAACCAGAGGTGTTGATCCAAAAACCATGTGAGACATGATATGCGCCTCATGGTCCTGTCCCTCAAAAGCTACCAAGCTAATCTGATCCAGAGCGTCTATGTTCTCCTGAGCAGGGTCTTTTGGGGTTGGCTCTGGCTCAGGAGTTCTTTTTAATATCCTGTCAATATCTCTTACACCTAAAGCTTCGTACATATCCCTGAATACTTCGTACATGTTGTGCATATCAGGCGCGGCTGTTGCAAGCTGCATCTTGGTCTGAGCCAAAGATATTCTTTGCGCCTGACTAAATATGTTAGGATTAGATACAGGAACTACATCAACCATCTCGTCGAAGTCCTGTCTCTTGATCGTCCCATCTACACCCGTAATACTGTATGGATATTCGTCAGGTAAAAAGTCAGCCATCACCTTAGATAGCAACTTAAACTCTAACTTCATCGCATAATGCAATCTCTTATGTACAGCTGACATGACCCGTGAGCCCTGTTCCAACATAGCAATAGTTGTACCTACCGCTGCCTGCTGATTGCCATCGCCTACCTTCATATCAGTGATGGTCGCGAATCGCCGTCCTGCATCAACTACAAAGCCTAACAATGCCATCAAAGTCTGGTCTGGACCCTTAAACGGCAGCGACATCAAGCTCGATCTTATGTCCCCGCCCGGTGCATCAACGTCCCTGAACTCACCCGGCTGTAGCGGCTCATCGTCATCCCTGATCCGTAGTCCGCGGGCCTTGAAGCCAGCTGGTAGATTAGATAACGTACCTGCATCGATCAGTTGTCTTAGTGCGGCAGTCGCGGTTCGTGATAAACCACCAATCGTATGTATTAGTCCCAGTCCATAAAACCCGAAACCCGGTAAAAACTTGTAGTGTACAAAATACTGTATCTTCTTCTTGTCTTTGTCGTCTTCGTTATAGTTTCTACGAATAGATAGTATCTGCCCATTATCCTGTGATATTGTCACAATATACGGTACCTTGATACCTGTTGGCTCACCGTCGTCGCCCATCTCCTCAAAACCCTCTAGGTCAAGATCAACATGGCACTCCAGTAAAGTGCAGTCATAGTCTATGTTTGATGGGTACATACCATCAATACGCTCCAGTTCTTCCTGCACAGAGTTACTGTCGCCCTGCGCTGGTATTACAGGTATGTCCCTGTAAAATCCTGATAATTGTCTCTTACGCAGGTCATTCAAGCTCATTTTAACTACATGGGTTATGTTAGGACATGTTTCCAAATCAGATGTGCTATATGGCACAATTAAGTTCTCAGCTGGTACAAACTTACTCACAGCCCGTCCTAAGTTCTCATCATAGTAAACTTTCTTAAATGTTGACCCTGCAAGTGGCAAATAAAACAACATCTGGTCAAATTCTGGTGTGTATTCCTCCATAACAGAAGAAATGTAGTAATTCATAAATTCTTTTACACGCTGCGCCTGATCTTCTTTCTCAGGTGTGCTGGATCCTAAAACCTGTGTCCTGACTGGACCACCCGGTGGCAGCAGCTCGTTGAAGGCTTGTGCTTGAAACTGCGTGGCTGATTCAGCAAGTAAAGGGTGCGTAACACCGCTTGCTCCTCTGAAAGGCTGTGCCCGCTCTTCGTAATTAAATCCCAACAACTCCAAACCGTTAGCGAAAGCATCTTCCCACTCCTGTCTACTGGATTTGTTTTCTTCAAACTCACCTGTTAATTCCCCAGAGATCCTACCGAGTTCTGTATCAGATAACTCTTCTGCCAAGTTGTCTCCAAACTCACTGTCGTCATCCCCTAGATTAGGATCAAAGTCTACAACTACGCCGCCATCGTCCTCTAACATAACTTCTACTTCAGGAGAGGATAAATCTTCAAGGCTATCTGTAATCTCTACATCAACCTCATCTTTCATGTCTTGAATACTTATCTGCGATGGTATCTTGTCCATCAAACTTGCTATTGGTTCTCTCGCCATTTAGATCTCCTTTCAGGAACTATACCACGAATTTAATAAAAGGTTCAATACCTTGTGGTTTTCTGGTCATATTGACTGCTCTGTCTTTCATACTAACGACGCCACCTTCTGCTTTCATTATGTCTGGATCATCCGCAGCTGCGGGATCCTTCTTTGCAAAAGGGCTTTGCAAAACCTTAGTGCTGCCTTTTGGTCTGTCTACAAGCATAACATAGCTCAAATCACCTACGCCCTCTACAGCATTTTCATATGGTATGTGTGTAAAGCCAAGTTCAGCTAAACCTCTGGAGTGCGCTCTCATAAATTGTTTTACATCCTGTATGTTCACTCTTGGATCTTCATCCAATATGTCACTAGCAGAAAAATATTCACCCTTGTGTATGCTGTATTGTTCGGCTTGATAGTCCATGAGTTGGCTTTCTGAAAAAGGTTTGCCTGTATCTGGGTTCAAAAAAGGTTTACTTAAATCAGCTTTTAAAGGTATGGATCCGCCTTTAGTTCTGCGAGGTATGGGCACACGAAACTGTTTATAACCGACATTACCACTAACCTCCGGTATCTTCAACTCCCCAGACTTTATCATTTCTTCAAAAGCCTCTTGTCTGCTTTTACCTAAAGCGGCAGCTTTTTTTCTAATCTGTAACCGAGTGCCCACGCCAAAGGTCTCGTCTATAAACCTATCCTGAGCTGCTTTTGGTGTAGAACCAACATGAGGCCCTAAGTCAAAGAAAGATAATTTACTTTGGTCAAATTTAGTGAAACCGGGATCCGTGTTGCGTGAAAAATGATAAACAGGTGTATCAATCTTGCTAAAAGCCAAAGCTGACTTAACAGATTTTCTTTGATCGCCAATGCCTCTGCCGCCCGGTATCTCTGTTACATTCGCATCACCTGACGCAGCTCGTATTACATCTTTATAGTTCTTGCCGCCCTGAACTACAACCTTATCGTAACCATCTAAGGTGTTCTTTATCCTGTCCATTTGACTTGCATCTTGTTTAAATTCATTTGCTCTATTGGTATCCATCAACTGATCGTAATCTTTTATTTTAGTATCGGCTCTTATCAAACCATGCTTGGCTGACAAAATAGCTACGTCTACATTATCCGGCACACCCTGTTTCTTTAAACTTTGGAATACGGGCCCCAAGTAACGGTCAACTGCTTTCATGTCCCCAACGTCTGGACATTTGGTTGAGCTACAAGATAAAACAAGAAGCTGTCTGCCCTTTTTGGACTGAGGTGCAAACAAACTGCCTGATCCAAGATCTATATCATCAGCTGCCTTGGTTCCTACTTTGGGAGGCTCAAAGTCTGTCATAGCCATGATAGAAGTGTCGGGGCCCCCAGCCATGGCTGGTTTTGGTCCCATGTACGGAATAAAACCTTCAAGACCTTTTCTTACTTTTCTTGCAATGGGTCCTATGCCGGGCGCAACACTTGCTGTGCCTAAAGTTACTAAACCCATGCCTTGAAGAGCCTCAAGTACATCATCGCTCTGCATCATCTGACCGCCCTGCGATAAGATGCCGGGCAGCTCGTATGCAGCTATCGCTTCTCCTGTGCCGGGCAGAAATGACGCTGCGTCATACAAATCCTGTGCAGAAGTGCCCTCTTTATCTTTAGCCTCTAGTCTTGATAATACGTTTCTGTAATTTTGCTGAGGATCAGCCATTTACACCTCAATAATAAGCCCTTACCTGTGCCGACCCATCACTCTCATCCCAATCGTCGCTCGGTAGCTGTACAAAATTACCCTGACGATACCGCATGAGAGCCTGTGTCATGCTATCAACAAGGTCATCATACTCTCCATTTGGAAAAGCTGCAACCTCTTCTATCATCTCATCTGCAAAAGCCTCATCGGGGGCCCAGACCATACCCGCTTCAAACAAAGGCGATACCGCATGTACTCTTGATACCTTATCGTTGCCTTTACTCGGTGTAAAGTTAACCACTGGTATGCCCATGTTTCGTAATTCGTGGGTCAAAGGCATACCGGAAGCCTTCGCTTCTATGATAACTGTCTCTGGGTCCCAATAATTATACTGATCCAGCGCCAACTCCTTCAGCTCTGGGAAGTCCCAGCGCCCTTTTTTGCTATCAAGAAGTATTAAAGCTGGTGGCCCGCCCTGTTCTTCTGGATAAAACACGCCCCATGTCGTTATCGCACTATAGTCAGCCGTTTCTCGTTTCGAGAAAGCCGTATCGTAGCTCTGAATGACATATTGTAGGTTAGGAACTGCTGTTTTTTCCCATTTTTGCCACCATTCACGCTTAATTATTGCATTTTCTTCACCCGTGGGCCGTTGTTGGTACTGCGCGTTCCATTTACTGGGTGGTATCGACGCTTTCACCGCTGTTAAATCGTCCAAACTCCAATATTCTGGCCAACACGGCTGCCCGCTATCAAAAATAGCAGGCAGCTCTACTACTTCCCACTGGTCCGCAAGCTTATCTTTAGCCATAGAACGCATCAACTGACCCGTTAAATCCTTCTCAGACCACCTAGTCTGGACCAAAACGATACTGCCACCCGGCTGGAGCCTCTGTCGGGGGCCCCCAGTGTACCAATCCCACGCATCTTCAAAGCCGTTGTTACTCATCGCGGTCTGTTCCGAGTGCGGATCATCAATAATAACAAGATCACCACCTCTACCAGCTAAGTTTGATCCAACACCGACAGCATAATACATACCGCCCTTGTTCGTGTCCCATCTTCCAGACGCTTTACTGTCCGCTGCTAACTTTACATCTGGGAAAACTTCACGGAACTCTTCCGTGTCCAAAAGGTTTTTGACCTTACGACCAAAATTTACTGCCAGTTCCGTTGTGTGTGTCGCCTGAATGATCTTCATGTTTGGATTTTTGCCCATCATCCACGCCGGAAACAAAAATGATGCAAACTCTGACTTAGTATGACGGGGTGCCATATTAATGATTAGACGTTTTAGTTTTCCACTGGCTACTCGTTCTAACTTCTCGGCTATGATCTCGTGATGCCTGCCCTGTATGAAGCTCGGCCAGATGGTTTTTACAAAAGATAAAAACTGTTTTTGACAAGTTTCATTCTTCTGTAGTTGCGCTAATCTTAGTTCTAGTTTTAAGCGTCTCTCGTCGTGTGATGTAACTTCCATTTAGGGGCCCCTAACAGTATCTTATTATATGCGATTTATGGCTTATTATACTATAGTTAATCTTTATTTCAAATTTTATGTAATTGTTTGTGAAAAACTTGGCACATGCCTGCGTGCACAACGGCCGTGGCACTCGATTCGTTTTTCTTGTCAACTGCTTTTTTTTCTAATTTTTTAGCCTCAATTTTGGAAGGATCCTAAACAATTTTTATTGATTTTTTTTAATTCCTTCTGGAATAAATTTATTAATTTACGCGCTTTGATTCGTGGATCGGGTACCAGCTGGGCGGGGTGGCGGGTCAAGAATCACGGTTCACGGTTCACGGTTAAATTAAAATTAGTCACGGCTAAAAAAGTTTAAGCAGCATCTAATAAAGTTAGATTCATTAATACTTTAACGCGGATCCTCGGCGGGCTGGTGCTGGATCCGTGGGTTTCGGATCCGTCCGGACGTCCAGCGGTGCCTTATTTAACTGTTTTAAACCGTGATAATTTAAACAAGATAAATTGAAGTTATCCAGTAAACAGCCCGGCGGTTTTTTGTCAGCTGTATTGACTGACTCACCGGGTCAATTAATGGATAAGTTCACGGTTAAAAATTTAAATTGTGAAGGTTTCCGCGGGTTCTAGCTATTTAAATTTAATCAGCTTGTAACGGAAGGTAAAAAAGAAAAAAGCCCCATAAATGGGGCTTAAATCGAGCTGAATAATTTATTAATGCGGGTAAGCAATTAATAAAATTAAAATAGCAAATAATATAATTACTGGAAAAAAAAGCAGTTCAGTAATTAAAATAAAAATCTTCCTAAGTTTTAAATATTGTTTCATCATTTTATTTTAGATTCTTCCCATGTATTGCCATTAAAAATGCTGGGGGAGTCACTCCCGCCGATCAATAAATATTCCTGATCGGGTTGCGGTTTGTCCTCGTACTCTTCCCGTATGTGTTCCCAGCGTTCAGGGTGCCAGCCTAAAAGCCCCTCAATATCTGCCCCGAATATTTTAAAATCGGTATAACCTCCGCGGACGTCGGCGCCGTTATGAATAGATAAAGCAATTAAATCATGGTCGAATAAATCCCCGCTATAAAGTATTTGGACGGTTTGAGATAATAAACAGTCATCATTATAACTGTTGATATGTCCTACCTCATAACCGACGTATAAACATTTATTGAAATAAGCTTGTACTGAATCGGTGTCGTTATACCAGCCCTTTTGATTTAAATATTTATGTAATCTTAAATTTTCTAAATCATCATATTCTAAAAACTCATTTAAATAAGGGAATATATTTAAAGTTATTTCATCATACTTAGAATCATAAACTACTAATTCATCTTTTTTAAAATCCTCTAAAGTACGTTTTTGATTCTGTTGCCAGTGTCTATTAGTTGCACCGCCTGAATCTAAAAAGTGAGTCCCCGTGGATTCTGTTAGCATTTCATATATTGCTTGTTCTGTTGTTTTATCCATTTTTTTTACTCCTATAAAATTAAAAATGTGATTTATCCCATATATTAATAAAAAACCCGTTAAAGTCAATTAACGGGTTTTAAGCAGCTCTTTTTGAATTTATTAAATATGTGAATATTTTTTAAATTTTTTCCTGATTTTTTTACTATCCAATAAATAATAATAAAGCTTGTCAATTAAATCATCTGGAATAAATCCATCATTAGAAAGTTGTAAACAATCGGCAATAGTTAATTTTTCAACTTTTACCGTGTGCCTTCTATTTACTTCCCTTTCATCTAAGTCATTTACATTTATGTCATCAAAATTTATGACGTTTAAACCTACTTGATTTAAATTGTTCATGAGCTGGTCTAAATTTAATTTATCTTTTGACATTAGTTATTCTCCAATATTTGAATGTTAGTAATTTCTTTATCGTCTAATATTAAACCAAATTCATCAAAAAATTGTGATTTAACTTTTTCTATATATTCTTTTTTATTATCTGCGGGGTGATTATTACCGCTGAAAATAAGCTTAATTTCTGATGTAAATTCTTTCATTTAATCATCCTCTTCATTTTCGTTGTCGTGGGTTTGGAATATAAAAGTTTCAATGTCAGGCATTTCCTCAGCTCGTTCTTCCTGATAGTGGATAGCCTCCTCTTCAGTTGTATAAAAGCCGTCCTGAATAAATCCTTTATCACATTTTAAATATAACCCATAACCCATTGGATTTTGATCCAAGTAATAATTTAAATGTTCGTCAATGTCGGGATTATATATTTCAGTAATTTCAATCTCATCTCGGTCTACTAATTCATGTAGCCAATTTTTAAGTTGTTTACGATTGTAATTAAATACTTTTTTAGCATCTTCAAGATCTATATATATTGACCCAAGGGTTATTTCCCATTCAGTAGGGTTTTTTTCATGCAATCTGTATTGTCGTTTTTTAGTCATTTTATTTTGTCCTATATAGTTTGTGATATGGGATATTATACATATATGTACAAAAAATAAAAGCCCCGCATTTGCGGGGCTTAAATCGGCGTTAATATATGGGTAGTTTTTAACTTGCCATTGCTACCCTGTTCCAATCGGTTTTACCTAGGTTTAAAACTTTACCGCCTAACCGTTGCCAAAAATCAACATTGTCAGGATCTGCGGTATTACCTACAGCTGTACAAGCGTTAACAAGTGTTGCCCTGTTAATTTTTTGTGACTGTTCATAACCTGATTGTCCTATGGTCTGAAGTAAACCCTCTAGTACATTGCTAGTTTCTTTTTTAGATAAAGTTAAAACTTTTCCTAAATTTTCTACTGACTCATTCATAGGGACGTCTACAACGTCTTCCTTAGCTCTTTTCATTTTTTCAATGTTTTCGTCAAAAGCATCTCTACTAGCATAAGAGCTAACAATATCCCTAAGCTGAAGTTTTAAACTATGGTTATCAGCTCGCTTAGTTTCATCTGTTAATACATTCCAAGTATCGCCGTCCCTCGCACTGGTAATATGTGCCTTTCGGGTTACATTCTCGGTTTGCATACCATTTGTACAAGCTAACGTCCAATTTATACCAAATACGGCTACTGATCCTGACCCCGTTTCTGAATTGCTAATTCCAATTCCATGAGCCATAAGATCGCCAACTCCTGCATCCGATTGTATAACTTCAGATTTCAAACGTATATAAAGTTTTTTATCGGTATTAGCAAAATTTACTATTTTCCAGCAAGCGTCCGACTCTCCAAGTGTTGGTAAAGCTGATTCCAATAAATCAGAATTATCAAAAGTCTTAAATTTATCAGATAAAAAAGCTCTAGCGGTACCATTGTGTCGGTCTAACGTAAATCTAGGATTTGTTACGCTAGTCTTATCAAAAGTTCTTATCATACGTTTGGAGTTTTCTTTTTGCCAGATGGCGTTAATTAAATTATCCATTTCTTTTGGATAGTTCTGTTGTAAACGTCTAGCCGTTGGAGTTGCAATTTCAGCCTTTTGAGCTATTTGATCAAAGCAATGTTGATTAACATTAAGTATTTTAGTCGGCTCGCCGTGATCGGCCTCCATAACAATTTGACTATGGTTAGTCCCATGTACTGGATCGTCACTCTCTACAGTTCTAAATTGCAGCTCTTTTGTAGGTGCAATATAATCTTGTTTCATACTGTTTTGAGCTTGTATGTCTTTTAACATACTTTCTAAAGTTCTATTTTCGTTTTCTAAATGTCGCATATTTTTCTCCTATATAAAATGCAATTAAAAAAAGCGGGGTGTAATGCCCCGCTTTAATAGTATACGATTTATCTTATATGTAAAGTTTATTCTAGTTCTTCATTTGTAGTAGTAATTTCGGTCTGATAAACTTCTTTACAATCTATTATACTTTCTAAACCGTATTCGGTTAAATTATGGTTTTCTAAATTGTAAAATACAACTCTATTATTAGGGTTATGTTTTTTTAGTATTTTAATTAAATCCTTTACTAACATTGTTTTATACACTCCTCCAAAAATTCCTTAATCGAAGAGTCACTAACATGGTCGGCCAAAAAAGCCGTTATGTTATCGCCGTCTACATTTTGTAATAAATACTTAAACTCAGGGTTAGCGGGTTCGCAATTAAAACAATCATCTATTAAAAACCATATTAAATCACGGCCTTCAAGTTTAGCAATGTGATCTTTTAATTTATTTACTGTGCTTTTACTCATTCTAGTCCTCCTCTTTTTTTGAATATGCAATAACTAAAAAGTCTATATCTTCAAGTGATCTATCATCTTTCTCAGGATCTTCAATATAGTCTGCAAGTTTATAATGTGATTTACCCCCAAACCAAGCCGTTCCGTCTTTAGTATCCATAGGTATCCACCCATTTTTATCTAGGTGTTTTAGTTGGTCTTTATTTAAAAACATTAGTTTCTCCTACATATGTGATTTATCCCATACTTTTACTAAATAAAAAAGGCCGTGTCAATCACGGCCTTAGTTGTTACTTTCTACGGCGTTTCATATGTTTCTCATAATCATCGCCAAAAAGACGTTTTAACAGATAGTGTATTAAAAACATTTTGCCTCCTTTCTTTATTATTTATCTATGCTCTTCCTCAAGCATATCAGCTCGATATTCTAATTCTTTTCGACTAACTTGTACCCAAGCCATAGCAACGCCAGCTTTATCTCTAACTAAAAGGTCAACAAAGTCATCTCCTTCGTTTCTACAAGTGATACCTTTTGACTCATACCAAGATATAGCGTCTTCAACTATTTCAGGATTTAAAGTTTCACTCGTAATAGTTCTTGTAGGTATATCTTCTAACCTTAAACCCCATTGAGCTACTTTGTTCTCGGTTGCAACATATTCAGCCTCTGTCATGTAAGAATAATGCTTTAACCAGTCATCCTTACTTAATTGAAAGAAGTCTTTCATTTTTTCATAATCGTCTGTGAAAGGTTGTGTCATTTAACCCTCCACAAACTTTGAAAGATTATAGTCAGAATCGTCAGCAACATCTTTTGGACATTTGAAACGAGTAAACAAAAGCTTGGCATCTTGTAATATATGTCGCTCTTTTCTGTTAGTTTCAGTTATACTAAGCTCTCCGTCCTGAGTAAGATTTTCAGGAGCTAGTCCAGATACAATGTCATACCAACATTCGTAAGCCTCCCCATAGGTTTTTGGAAAAGCACCCCTAATATACTTCCATCTTGGATCATCGTTGTAAGTATATTTACCATTTATAAGTTTTGCTCTAGCCATCTTTGTCCTCCCTTTGGTGCATATCTGTGTCTTCATCAAAGAAAGCCGTAATAGAGGTTTTTTTGTTCAGCTCTTCAAAACATTTTTTTGATATACTACTTAAATGACCAGTTTGATAAGTCATGCAATCATTCCAATAAACACCTTGATTATCAACGTCTTCATTAAGATCAATTCCATACCAATCTTTGGTAATTTCCTGATGCCTTTGATAACCATCTTTTTCAGTAGCAATCAATATCGATGTGTGACATTCAAATTCTCCATGATGCTCTTCAATGGTTGCATAATAGTATTTAGCCATCTTAAAACTCCTCCATTAAAATTGTTTCTAATTTTTTTAACGGCTTATGTTTTTGAACAGCTGATTTAAAATTGTCGTTTTCTAAGGCAATAGAAACGTCAATCAAATGTTTACCACATAAACTTTCAATTTCTAAAAGATAACTTTTTAAGTTAAAATATTTAGCCATTCTGCACCTCCATAGATCTCCAAATCATTTGGTTTTCTTGCTCAAGGCTGACATTGATGTGCTTATTAAAGTTATCGCAAACTTTTCTGCAATGTCCCCAAGAACCTACAAACTTATCCATCTCATGTGGATCATTTGGATCGGCCTTGCCTAACGGCTGATAGCCTCCTTGGTTCCAAGTTACTTTTGCAACTCTATATATACCTCTCTGTCCTTCTTCACGGACAGGCGTGTAACAATGTTTGTCTTCAGTTTTAATCATAACATTTCTCCTATAAATATGTGTTATAGGATTTATCTTATATATAATTAATCAAAGATCAAGGAAAAAGTTTTTGGCCAGTCAAAAGGGTATTCTGTTTTGAAGATAGGTTTGAGTTTCAGGCCTTTTATTCTCAGGTCTACTGCCTGACTACCCGCATACAAATACATTGTATCTTGTGATCTAACAAGAACCCATACAGAAGCTCTGCTATGTCTAGTAAGCCAAGCGATTTGTAATGAAGATAGTCTAACTACATTGCCACTAGTAACTTTCAACTCTACAAAATGAAATTGGTTTTTATCATCACAGATCATTAGATCAGGAATACCAAGTGTCATCCAGTTTTCTATTCTAGTTAACAAAATGTCTTTGGGTAATCGGCCGACGGCTTTTTTAATTTCTTGAAAGAACCCGCTTTCCTTCTTCGGCTGAACTGGTGGCCTCGTGGTCAATAACTTCTTCAGCGTATCTCGGTTCATATGAATCCTTTATTTCTTTGAGAGCTTTCAACACTTCATCCTTGGACATACTATCAATAGTACCATGACGGATTTCAGATTTGTTAATGTAGATATTACCATTTGCCTGACCTCTCCTGAACTCAGCTTGTACAGCCGCTGAATATGCACCATTTTCTAATGCAACATCTCTTATTCTTTGTAAGTCTCGTAAATGTCTTTTGTATGTAACACCATACTTTTCATCCAGCTCGTCCCGATAAATCTGTATTGCCCTACAAACATGAGGACAAATATCCGGATTAGTCATTTCATATGCACGAGTGTGAGCCGAAGAAGCTGGGAAGCCAGCGTTTATTGCAGCTTCTCTCATGGTTATTGTTCCATCGTTGCTAACAAGTTCTTTTACAAACAGCTCTTGTTTTCGCGATAGCTTACTATGAATATCTACTTTAGGTCTTCCACGACCTTTTTTAATAGGCTTCAAATTATTCATATCTCTATATATACACCAGAAATTATTTTTTTACAAAAAACTTTTTGAGGCCCATTAAGGCCAAAATTGATTTAAGAAGGTTACATATTTGAAAACACAAGTGTAACCAATTATGTAACCAGTAAAACTGTTGATACATAAGGGTTACAGAAGAAAGTTACATAAGTTACACCAGTTACGCCTATATTTAATAAAAAAATATTTTTTTATTTTCAGCTCTATATATAAAGGGGAGTAACTTTTGTCACTCCCCCTTCTGTTTTTAAGCAGAAAGTTGTTTTAATACATCTTTCTTTGGATGAATATAATCTATAATAGCACTAACTAGTATTGTATGTGATTTATTTCTACCCATATATTTTCCGGCCTCTTCAAAAGCTTTTTGAAGTCCGAACTTATATATTAAATCCCAGACTATGGATTCGTTAGACACAGCTTTCAAGCTTTTGACCGCTTTGCCTTGAACATAAATAGTACTTTTATGACTACTAAAATTACTTTTATGAACTCTCACAAAATCCTGAATATAACTCATTGGAAAATTACCTTTTCCATCAAAGTTTTTACTGGAAGTATAATAAGATGAGGAATAAAGACCATATGGATCACCCAAGGTATCGTAAATCTCATCTTTAGATAATTTACTCAAGAAAGTTTTTACTTTTCTTGCCATGATCTTATCAAACTTATTTGCTTTATTAATTAACTTTTGTTTTTCACTTTTAAGCATTACGCTCTCCTATATTATGTGATTAAAAATAAGAAACTGCTTTGGCCTAAACCAAAAGTTTTTTGACACCAACAATTTCAAACAGATATGAGATTTCTCCCATACTTAATAGTACCATAATGAGAAATTAATACAAGTATTAATTTTATTTAATAAAATCAATGACTTATTTATTTAACAAGTTAACTAATATTTATATTTCAAAATTATTTTTTCTGATTCGCTTACGAATGATTCGCCGGATCTCAGTCAAAAAGGTTTCCTTGCGAGGCGTGACGCGTGGGTCGAGGATGTGGAGTTGCCATACTTTCTTCATAGTCTGTCCGTCGTTCCAGCTTGGCCCTTGTTGGTGGGATCCACTGAACTTCAGTTTTAAATTTTGGAAGCCGTCTTTGAGAGCTTTCCCAGATGAACCAAGCATAGCTTGTAGCTGTTGAAGCATTTGCTGACAAACGACCTTTAATGATTGGAACTCGTTCTGTAAATTGAGCAATAATCGTCGGCGGGTTTTGTTTAAATAATCTTTCATATCTACCTACGCTTTCTATGAATTGTGTCCGAGCAAAGATAGCCGTAGATTCTTTAGCCAAGGGTAAGGCCTTGAGTACAAATTCTTCAGCTAGATTGAACGGCGGGTTAGTAATAATAAAATCGTACTGCTCGTTGACGTCCTTAGACAGAAAGTCTGCGATACGATCTTGTCCGTAATCAGCTATGTCACATGACATAACTTCGGGGAAATATTCTTCGAGGACCTTGGCCATATGACCGGCGCCGCAAGCTGGTTCTAGGCAAGTATACTTAACAAAGTCATCGTCGGGTTGTTGGGGGTAAATAAAATTTGGCTTTAGTATGTGTTCAAACAGAGCACGGGTAGCCCAAGGCGGGGTAGGAAAGTAATCGAGACTATCCTGATCTTCGTGCCGTTGGGACATAACCGCGTGCGTTTTGTTTTGTTCAGACATCAGATAAAAAACCTTTTAATCTTTCTTCAGGCTTATCTAAAAATTCAAACAGACCTTCTATGGCTGTAAAATCTTTGTTATCTGCATCTTCTTTGATCTGCTCTACAACAGCTTTTAACAATTCAATGTCCATCTTTTTCTCCTATATAAGTTTCGTGTGGAGCGCCTTGAGGTTACGTCACTAAGATAAATACTGAGATCTACCACAGTCCTGAACGAGCTAAACACTCCACATATACAGTTATAGGATTTATCTTATACAGTTGTCAATAAAAAAAGCTCCGAGGAAACATGGAGGACACGAAACTCGGAGCTTTATCACATTTTATATAGGATAAGAGCAAATGAAAAAGGTTACTCACTCTTAGATTTGTTATCGCATATCTTTGTATATGCTGTCAAACTATTATTTTTTACCTATACTTCTCAAACTCTCCATAACCTTATCTATGTTAGGTTCTGTGCCGTTTGGATCATAGACACATTTGTACTTTTTTGGGCACCAGCTTTCAATTAGCATTGTGAATGTCTTGTTGCCACCTTGATAAATACAAGCTCTTTTGTCTGTGTATTTTGATGTGATTCTCTTTTTAAGTCTACAAGTCGTGTACTTTTTCACATCGGGATTGCGCCATTCTTTCTGTTGTCTTGAATAATCTTTAGGCTTGTACTCATACGCTCGTGCTTTTTTTACCCAGATACCGGCCACCAGTACAGCAAAACCACCGATAATAGATACGACTATCAACCAAGTTACCGCTTCTCCTATCTGGCGCCTGAGCTGTTGCTGTTTGTAGACAGTTTCTTGTCTTTGCTTTCTTATCTGCCCTTCCATTTTTAAAAGGTCATCGTAGGCTTGTGGCCCGTAGGTCATGTTTAAAAAGATTTTCAGCTCGTAACGCTGCTCTTCCAGTTTCTTTTTAGCTGCATAAGCTGCGAGAGCTGCCTCTTCGATAGATCCAGCTTTAAACAACTTTCCGAAAAGGGGAGGATTCTTTGCTTGTTTCTCGGCATT